TTTTAGCTTCAGTAACATCAGTGTTACCAGCCCATAGAATCATGTTCTGAAAATGTGGGTTAGCCATATTGCCTCCTTGGTTGTATAGCCCTCGTCATGCAGTCTCTATACACGTCCGCCTAGCCAGTGTGCACGACTAATTAATCTAGGATACTTGTAAGTAGTATAAATAAAAAAAGGCGCTCTTACAAGCGCCTTTCTCCTTGGGAGGATCCAATAATTTTTATGAACCTTGTGATCCGTATACACAACGAGGATCTGAAAATCCAAAGCTGTATCTCTCACGTGCTTTGTATCTCATGTTTCCTGTGTCAAAGTCACCTTCCATACCAGTGGTTAGAGGTGCTCTTACAAAGTGTTTAAATCCATTAGTAGCATCAGTTTTAATGAAGTATGCATCAGTATCAGATAGATAGTGGTTAATTGTATAACCTTCTGGTAGCATACCCATGTTTCTGAGTGCATTGATATCATTGTCAGATGTACCGACTCTAAGGGTAGAATTTAATATTCTATCAGCTACAAATTGAATGTTTACTGGGATAATTAATTTTCTTCCCTGCATTGCAATTTTTAGTCCTCTTTCGTCAATAAATGCTGCAATATCAATCATTGCTTGCTCTAATGAGGTTTCGTTCAAGTCAGCGTCAGTTGAACTTCTGTTTGAGAAAGTTCCACCTAAAGCAGTTGGGTGTGCTGTGTTTACTAAAGAAACACCGTCACCACCAGCAGTTGAGAACGCATTGTTTAATATGTTCGCTGCTTTTACTTGCTTTGTGTACGCCATAGAACGTGCCAATGATCTAGTGTATCTAGCAGATAAAGTGTCGTAAAGGTTGTCTTCGACTGCTTCCTCAGTAAGACTGAATGCTAATGCAACAGTTTCGTGAGAATATCTAGCTGTAAAAGATTCTTGTGCAGTATCAAACTGTACAGCTGAACCTTCTTGTTTTACAGCAGCTTCGCCGAATCCAACTAACATTACTTCTTCTTCAAAAGCTCTGTCACTTGTTTCATTGTCAAATATTTCTGCATGCTCGTTCTCATAACGAGAATACTCCATTCCGAACAAGGCGTTAAGGCCTGGTTCTAGTTCTTTCGCCAGTTGGGCTCTATTAATAGCCATATTACTCTCCTATACGCCTTTTACGAGCTACCAGTTGTACCAGTGCCACCGTTAAGTTCGTGGTTGTTAATCTTTACAACAAAGATCGAGTTATTCGCTGTCGCGTCGTTACTCGGAGTGTCATAAAAATCAATCAACTTCACCTGAAGTGCAGCCGTAGTATTTTTGGAACTCGAATCAATTTCAACACCTGATATACCCGTAGTGGTGCTACCAGATCCGAAAACTAGATTACAGTTTTCATTTAAATTTGCAGCTACTAGATTTGTGCTGTCTGAGTCTTGCTGACAGATAAATAACTGATGAGGATCATCAGCTACAAATGCTATCGCATCAGATGTCGCTGTTCCGTTAGGGAACGTATTATTAAATCTAGGCTTATCCGTACTTGGGTCTGTATAGAAACAACCCATAAATACTCCTCTTATCGCGTCGCCAGCTGTTGCTACAACGACTGTTCCGTCGTTTGCTTGTTTAACTGGATCACCAGTAAATATGCCACTTGCTCCGCTCGCAATAGAGTATTTAGTAGTACCTGTTGTTCCGCCTGGGGCAGAACCAACTTTTGCTATTGGTCTTAAACCAAATGCTTGGTCTATGTTAGCCATAGTAGTCTCCTAAATAATTTCAGAGACAATCATCTTACTAATTAAGACTTCTTGCCCCCAAATGTTACTCTGCTCTGCCTATCTTGATGAATCGGCATTGCGGGGTGCTCGTCTTTGTGTAGATCTTTTTCTATTGCTGTTGTCTTATCGTTTGTCAGACCACGGAAGTATTCATCCCTGTCTTCTTTTACTTCGATAGGACATCGCATTAAAATTAATCCGCCTGTTCCTATGACACCTTTGTATTTACCGTCAGCAATTGCTGGTAAATCCATTCTGTCAGGATACTCATCTGCTCTCACAAGTTCATATCCGCTGCGTAATCTTCCAATGACGTTTTTTTCGTCTTGTTGACCACGATACTCAGATCTTACCCACCGATGGTGATAACCCTCTGGTGGTTCTGGTGCGTCTAGGTTTGATGGAGGTACCCAACCCCTCTTTCGAGTCACCTGTTCACGGGTTTCTGTTTTGCGTGATAGGTTTTTAATTCCTTTTGTAGTCATTTACGCCTCCTTCACGTGTTTTGCGTATTCTTCTAGTGGCACACCAAGTTTTTTTGCAATAGCTACCTGTGAAGGTGTGAGTCTCACAGTGCGGCGCCCATTGGACGTTTTTCGGACAGCTGACGCAACTTTTTGCGTCGGCTTGTTCTGATCCTCAAACTTTTGAGGAAACTCTTTTCGTATTCTACGATCAATTTCATTATAGTATTCATCTGACGATGCGTCAAATCCTTCTGTAACTAAATCATCGTGTAATGACATCGCAGTATATGTCATAGCTTTGTCTGTGCCAAACCATTTGTTATCGATGGCCCACTCTTGTGCTTTTGGATCTGGCTGTCGTGGCTGTTGTGCTGGTGCATCTATTGCCTCTTCAACCGTTGGAGTTTGTCTTTCTCCCTGTGCTTCTTGTTGTTGTAGCTTGTTTTTTCTTAATCTAAGTCTTTCTTTTTCGATAGCTATCTGTGCTATTTTTTGTTGTGCTTCAACTTGTTTCTCAACATCACCTGCCTCCACAGCTTGTTTCAGCGCTGTATTTAGTAAAGTTTCTGTTGATGCTATGCTAGCTTCATCAGACGATACCCTTTCACGTGAAGTGTTAATAGAAGTAGCTTGTAGATTTTTATTTTCTTCCTGTACTTTTTTAGCATACTCTATAGCCGCTTGCTCGCGTCTTTCAGCTTCTCTCATTTTGCGAGTAAGTTTATCTATACGTCTTTTTACAGATTGTGAGTAATCTTCTAGCTCCTCTTCTTTCTTTTCTTCAGTTTTGGTTTGTACGACAGTTTCTGTAGGTTGCTCTACCTGAACCTCGTTTTCTTTTTTGTCATCTTCTTTGAGCTCAATGTCGACAGGATCTCCTGAGGTATCTATCGGCACCATTTTATCTTGCTCTGATTGCACTTGTGGTTGCATAGACTTCTCCATGTTTAAAGTATGTTAGCTGGCAATATATCTCGAGGATCATCAATAACAGCCAGTATTTCATCGTCGTTGATAATCCTTAACTCACCACCATCTATTCTAATCCTAGATCCTGCATAGCGAGTAATTAAAACCCAGTCGTCCTCCTTACACCAAGGGCCAGTGGGAAACTTGTCTTTATCTTTGTAAGCGTCAGGGCCTACTTTTAAAACCTTACAAATATTAGTAGTAAGTTGTGATTCTTGCACTGTTTCATCAGTTAAGTGAATACCTGATTTAGTTTTTGAATCTAATTTTAAGGGAAAAAGGGTTATTCTATACCCTGTAGGGTTAGGCACTTTCTCCATTTCTTTTTTCTGTTTTTCAACAGCTTTACCATCCCAGATATGTTGAGGGACAATAAGTTTTGGTTTAGTCATCTTCTAGCTCCGTTTTTTCAAGCAGGTCCGCGAGTTCCTGTTCAGCTTCTTTTAAACCGTTATATCTACCGACCATATATCGATATGTATCCCAGTCTTTTACACCATTAGCTATAGCGTTTTTTATGACCTCTTGTCTAGCTTTAAGTTCGTTTTTGTAATATGAAAAAAAATTTTCTATTCTCATGTCTAATGTTTTAATCTCCTTGCTGTAAAATTATTTTGTCAATTATATTGAAAGCTAATGAAATTCTAGGATTTTTAGATCTTTCTGGAGTAGATCCATGAATTATAGAGCTTGGAAACAATAACAAAGAATTCTTTTTATTAGGGCATGTGTAACTAAATTCTGGAAAAAATATTTCGGAAGAATTATTATCTGCTTTTAAACAGAAACTGCCAGACCAACTACATCTTGCTACATGGGTGTGAGCCACTGTATGCTGTCCCTGCTCCATTTTTATACCCCAACACTCGTCAACACAGTATTCAGGAATATTGATATTAGGTGTTCTAAGAACTACACAAGTAGTAAGTGCACTTATTACAGTTTTGTGAAATTTTTTAAAATCAGGATCGTCAATCATTTTATGAAAAGTTGTCATATTACCTTTGACGTTTGTTGTGTGATTCATACTATCTTTCTGTGTTAACTTCTCAGTTTTATTTAAAATGATTTGTAAATAATCATCATCAAATAAATTTTCAAAAACAAAAACTGCGTGGGTGCCTATGTAAGAGTGTTGTATGACTTTAGTGTTCCACATCAAGTCTGATTGCATGATTTCATTTGCTCTGCCATTGATTTAGCTCTATTTGGCGTTTGTTTTGCCCATTTAGAATCAAGCATTTCGTAACTTGCACCAATATAATTCTTTTCTGCTAGAGCTTTCCACATATTGCGAAACTTTGATACACCATTCTTACCAAGCTGGAATACCATCTCAACAATTATTTCTTGCGCTATTTCATCAATGTCTGTGCAATCATGTTCTTCTTTTAGTTCTCTTGCTCCTTTAATGGCGTTTTGTAGATCATCAGCTAAAATCTCCATTAAAAATTTTTCTTCATATTCTTTGTCATCTTCCCAAAAATCTTCAACGCAAAGGTGGCCAACGCCCACTGTTCTTTTGCCAAGTGTATCTAGATAAACTTTATTACGATAACCCTCGTGCTTCTTTACTGACTCCATTAATCTTTCTAAATTCATTTACTTCTTATAACTTTTTGCAAAGTTCTTGCCTGTTTAGCGTGAGTGTTAGATGCTTTTTTCAAAGCTTTAACTACTTTTTTTACTTTCTTCTTTTGATTTTTCTTCATTTCTTTTTAAACATACCTATCGCACTTGATCCAGCCTTGATGCCAAAGCTGGCAGATATCGCAATATATAATAGATTGTGATAATACGACGGTAGGTCTTGCAAGGCGATAAACCCTTGATGAACGTGTTCTTGCAAAGGCGTGAATACTAAAACTGCTGGAAGTAGTAGGACAATTAATGCTACCTCATCTTTCCACGATCCTTTCATTTGATCGACAGCGCTTTGCTCCCATGCAACTTTACCAGCTATTTGGTCCTCTTTAAGTTTCTGTGTTGCTTTGATTGTTGTTAATTTTAATTCTTGTTTTGCTTTCTTTGTTTCTACAAAACCCTTGACGCCATCTGCGACGACGCCAAGTAAAGGTTTAGCTAATAGTTGCCACATAAATTCTAGATTGCTCCTATAATAATAATTACGACTATAGCCACTATTGCAGCTTTAATCCAGTCTTTCATGCTCCAGTCTGACCACTCTTTTAAATGAGCCCATAGATCTGATAAAAGTTTCATAGAAACCTCCTTTTTGAAAGTATTTGTATACAAAATTTTATGTGAAAACAACATTTACATTAACTCTAATATGGCTATTTGTTTGCGAAACACTTCGATGTTTAAGATTTCCGTTAAAAATATACGCTTGATTCGCTACAGATGGCATTTTTGATCCGTCTTCAAATTCAGTATATCCGTTGTTGGTATTTACACAATACAACAAAACATTGTGTTCCATAGGCATATCAGTGTGAAAGTCGTGTTTATCTTGTCTTCCCGTGTTCGTGTATAAATTAATCTTCATTCGGTGAATAAAATTATAATTTAATCTACCTAAAATAGGACCACCAATGTCGTGATAAAATCTAGAAACAAAATTTGATTCTTTATCTAATAATACATGACCAAAGAAAAAGAAATCATCCTCAACATATGAAACACCTGGTTGGTAGCAATAAGGTAAAGGTTCTGGATCTCCAGGTAGGTATCCCTCACAACTTATTTTGTGAAGCAATGCGTGGTGGTTAGGATGTAAAAAATTTGGTATCGTTTCTACCAACTATTTTACGCCAGTAAATTTTACTTTTTTAATTTGTTGCCTACTAGTCTGCCCTTTTGGACCTGGACCTTTGTTATCTTTTACAACGAAAGGTGCAAAAACTATAGCTGCATCAGATGCAGTTTTCATAGTTGGAAAAGGGTTAGGTGTTTTTACTACTTCTGTTTTTGTTTTTTTAAAATTCATTAGTGTATCGTCGGTTTTACAAGTTCAATAAGATCAAGACCACCTTGATCAAATAATTTTTGAGCTTCTTTTGCATCAAGATGTTCATAAAAGATAACTCTCGAGGCAGCCATCATAGCACCAGCCAAAAGTATACTATCTTCAGGCGTTTTACTATCATTTTTTGCAAAATGCATAAGTTTGTCAAAATATTCTGCTAATTTTAGCTCTGCGTTGATCATTTTTATTGTTTTTGTTTCTCTAAATTAACATTTGCACGTAATTGTGCAATATCTTCGTTAGAATCTATCTTATCTTGCGCTATTTTTGCTTGTTGATCAAGTTTTGCGG